GGCTATGAGCAAATGTTTAATAAAAGATTGGAGCTCAAACCCTTGGCTAAGCGAGATAAGAAGATTAAAGGGATTGTGGGAGCTCTTAAGCTTGCTGTCAATTCTGTGTATGGCAAAAGCTCTGATATGCAAAGCTGGATTTATGACAGACAACTAACTATGTTTACCACTATTACAGGTGAGTTAAGCTTGTTGATGTTAATCGAAGCATATGAGTTAGCTGATATACATATTATATCTGCAAATACAGATGGTGTAACTATTATGGTTAAGAAATCATTAATAGATAAGATGCATGAGGTTAATCAATGGTGGATGGAATTGACTAAATATGAATTAGAACGTACTGATTATCAAAAGATTATATTCTCTACAGTAAATGACTACATAGCAATCAAAACAAATGGAGAAATTAAAAAGAAAGGTGATTTCCTTACAGACTTTGAGCTTCACAAAAATAAGTCAGCTAGGATTGTACCTATTGCACTTGAGCATTATTATGTTCATGGTGTGCCTGTGGATACCACTATTCGCAATCACACAAATATATATGACTTTGCTCTCAGGCAGAAAGCTAGTAAAGACTTTCACTACGAAGGCCACAGCAAAGACAAGACAAGAGTCTATAATAAACTTATCAGATATTATGTAAGTAAAACTGGTGAGAAGCTATTAAAAGTTAAGAATGATAACTCAGATAGCACAGCTGTAAATGTATCTCAGGTTGAAGCAGGTGAATGGGTGATGACAGTATGTAATCATCTAACACCAGATCATCCTCTGGATAACATTAATCATGCATATTATATAGAGCGTGCTGAAAGACTGATAGGTAAGATACAGTTTGAAGGCAAGAAACGCAGAGTTATTATTAATCCTAATCAAATGAGTTTATTCTAATGGAAAAGTATCCTATACCTTCAGAAAAAGCAGAAGAGCTAATAAATATGTTCTTCAAAGCAAAGCATCAACCATATAGCTATAAAGATGCACAAAGCTGTGCATTAATAACAGTAAATGAGATTATAGAGCAGATAACTCATTGGTGCCCAGTGCATATTCTTAATTATTGGATGAATGTTAAAAAAGAAATAGAATTATCATAATGGCAAAGATTAATAGAGAAAACATAGGTGATCATTTAGTTGATTATCAATTAGGTATGATTGGTAAGTCTATGCAAGAAGCATATATGACAAGAGAGTGGTACAGTAAATGGACCATGACTCAAGAACAACATGATGCATTCAAAGCATATGCTATACCATTAATGAAAAAGGTATTTAAAATAAACAAAACAAGGGCTGAAGCAAACTTTCAATGGTTTGATTTAGAGTTTGGCCTGCGTATAAAAGATTAAAACACACAATTATGGGAGCATGTCAATTTAAAGGAAGATATGGTGGTAAAACAGCAGAAGAAGCATATAACAGAGCTTGTGAAGAAGCTGAACTTGAGTATGGTAGTCAAGATGGCTACAATGGTACAATTAGCACTACTCATGGATTTAGAGATGAAACAGAAGCATATGCTAAAAGTAAGTTTAATGATGTATCTGCTTACATACGTGACAGATTTGATAGTCATTCTATGAACAAACGTGATTGTTCAGCTATATGCGTTGTAAAACCTGTAGGTAATAAGAACAAGACTAAGTCACAAGTAGAGCACATAGTTACACCAGGTACGAAGAAATGGGTACTTAAATATGTTGTTCAACGTGGTGATCATGTTATTGGTTCATGGAATACAAAAGGTGATGCTGTAAAAGATGCACGTAGATATACAGAAAAGCATCAAGTATCTACATCAATACTAATAAAGAAGTTCTTAGAGAAAGGTGATAACTTAGTAGCTAAGATAACATACAAGAAAGCCACCAATGAAAGAGATGGTGAGTGGATATTCTTTGGTTATGCAGCAGAATAAAACAAATAATTATGACATTAACAATTATACTTATTATTATTTATGCAGCACTTATTATCTATAACCAAAACAAAGACAAAAACAAATAACCTATGAATGAGGTAGTGTTTCAGGTATTTCAAGTGTTTTACACTAAGCCTGCTAGACAAAGAAGAAAGGCTGTATGGAAGATGCTTAAATGGTGCATAAAAGAATACATAGCCACATTCAAGAAAGAAGAGATTCCTGTAAACGTTATTACAGATCAATTAACTAAAATCAAATAAAATGCCAGACATTTCAATGTGCGAAGGTGGTAGTTGTCTATTAAGACTAAACTGTCACAGATATACAGCTAAGGCTGAAGAGATGGGACAATCATTTTTCTCAGAGCCTCCATATAAACTAAACTTAATGTTAGATGAAAACGTAGGCAGCCTTGGTGTTGCAACAATAAGTTGTGGTTATTTTTGGAATAATCAAAATTATGAGAATGAAAGACCAAAATCTAAAAATTAATGAGGATTGGGAGAGGGAATGTCTCAAAGATTTAGTATATTTGCAAGAGACACAACAGATACTTGAAGAGGAGTTTAGAAGAATAAAACTACCTGCTCAGATAGTAGTAATTGATAAAGACAAAATACTAGAAAAACACAATGAACCTCACACTAACGTTCTCCCATTTTAAGGAGCTTACTAAGGCTGGATACACCTTAGACATGTTATGCTTCATAACACTAGTTGAAGAAGGCAATGATGTAGATGAAATGTGTGCAGATGATAGCAAAATGAAAATGCTCTATCAAACTGTACGCAGAAAAGGTCTATTATCAGAGTCAAATAAGATTACCATCATAGGTAAGGAAGTTTTGTCTTTTCTTAATGAGAAAATAGAAGAGCCTACACTAACATATAGGAAGAAGAAAACAGATTCAGACTTTGATAAGTGGTGGATGACGTACCCAGGTACTGACACCTTCACATATAAGAGTCAATCATTTACAGGTACACGTGGTATGCGTGTAAAGAAAGAGGATTGTAAAGTCAAATTCAACAGCATTGTTGAAGAAGGCGAGTACAAACCTACAGAGCTCATAGCTGCATTAGAATACGAAATACTGCAGAAGAAAGAGAATTCAATTAAGACAAAAGTCAATAGACTTACATTTATGCAGAACAGTCTCACCTATCTCAACCAGAGGTCATTTGAACCATTCATTGAGTTGATAAGAGAGGGTAAGACTATCAAAGAATCTGCTGAACCAATTAAAGGTATGGATATATGAGTTTTGAAGATTTAAAACGAGAAGTTCAAGCAGGCCTAGATGGTAGAAACAATGGTATACCTATGGGCTTTGAAAGATTGAACAGATATATAGGCATCAGGAAATCTATGTACACACTGATTGGTGGCCTCACTGGTAGTGGTAAAACTAGCTTCTTAGATGATGCATATGTTTTAAATCCATTTGATTGGTTTATCAGTCAAAAGACTCCAGGTCTGAAGTTACGCATCATATATAGATCGATGGAGCGTAGCAGGACATATAAATATGCTAAATGGGTCTCAAGAAAGATATTCTTAGACCAAGGAGTTATTATACCTGTACCCAAGCTATTAGGTTGGACAGAGAAGATGACCAAAGATGAGCACGATCTATTCCTGATGTATGAAGATTACATGGGACAGATGAAAGAAGTGATTACGCTTATTGATGGACCAGACAATCCAATTGGTGTATCGAAGCAAATCAGAGACCATGCATTAGCTAATGGTGTCATAGAAGAAGTGGATCAATACAATAAGAAATACATTCCAAATGATGAGAATGAAATAACTATTATTGTTGTTGACCATATAGGCTTATTGAAACCAACTAAAGACTATCCTACAAAGAAGCAGACAATTGATAAGATGTCTGATGAGCTAAGATATGCTCGTGACATGTATGGATATAGTCCTGTAATTGTAAGCCAGTTTAACAGGGACATTAATAATCCCATCAGGATTAAGAATGGTGATGTAGAACCACAGCTAGAAGACTTTGCTGAGAGTTCACAAACACAGAATGATGCTGACGTTGTCCTAGCATTGTTTGATCCCATGCGATATAAAGTAACAGACCCATCAGGGTATGACCTAAACAAACTTAGAGATGAGTTTGGTGCAAAGTATTTCAGATCATTGAGACTAATAAAGAATAGTTATGGAGAAGATGATGTAAGAATAGGCTTAGGTTTTCTTGGCCAGGTTGGTATGTTCAAAGAACTACCTAAGGTCAAGTATATGAACGAGAGTGTATATAGTGATATTACTAGTAAAACATTCTTTTTAAATAAATGATAATGAGATTAAATGTAAAAACATATAACACACTACCTGCAAAGAACAGTCACTGGTGGCAAGTGGTGTTATTTCCTACAGTGAGTATAATGAACAATATACAGAAGAATGACCCATACGTGGCTATTAATATAGAATATCTATTTTGGTCACTTACAATAATTATAAGTTATGGCAATTCCAGTTCTTACGCTACGAGATAAAAGACAGCAAGAATTTGCTCAAGTATTCTTAGACCATGCAGAATTTGGTATCCTTAATCTATGCCCTAGATTTGGTAAGATATTTACAACTATCAACATCCTAGAGAAATTAGATGATGATATCAACATCCTGATAGCATATCCTGATCTTAAGATTAAGAGTGCTTGGGAAGAGGATTTCAAGAAAAGGAAGTATAAGAATCAGAACATCACTTATACCACCCATTTGTCTATTAAAAAGCACACAGCTGGCTTTTACGACCTGGTTGTGCTTGATGAGATACATTTACTCTCTGAAGCACAAATAGAGGCTGTAAAGGAGCTAAAATGCGTTAGTGTGCTTGGTTTAACAGGTACATTATCTAGTCATACAGAAGAAACATTAGGATTGGAGTTAAAACTACCAGTTTTAGCCACCTATTCCATAGATCAGGCAATTAAAGAAGGTGTCATTACAGACTATGAAATCACAGTGGTGGGAGTACCACTTGATAACAAAAGAAAGAATGACTACAAGGGCAAATTGAAGACTGAGAAACAGCAATTTGACTCATATGGATATGTCATAGACCAACTAGAAAGAAAAGGTCAAAATACAATGTTCTTAAGACTAGCTAGAATGAGAGTGATTCAGAATAGTCTTGCTAAAATGGAGAAAACAAGAGCTCTATTAGCAAAACACAAAGATGAACGTGTGTTAGTATTCTGTGGACTCACAAGCATAGCAGATGAATTAGGAATCCCTGTATATCATAGCAAGTCAGGAGACAAAGATGTCTTTGAAGATTTTGCTAATGGTGATGGTAATCATTTAGCTGTTGTCAAGATAGGCAACACTGGTGTTACATATAAACCTCTTAATAGGGTGATAATCAATTACTTTGATAGCAACGCAGAGAATCTTGCACAAAAGATTAACAGATGCATGGCTATGGAGTATAATACACCTGATAAGAAAGCACATATTTACATCGTGTGCACTGTGGAAGATGTAGAAAGAAAGTGGCTTAAAAAAGCACTAGAATTTTTTGATAAAGATAAAATTAAATACACATGAAAGTAGAATTAGAAGAGCAAGTAAAGTATAATGCAGAGCCTTGGTTTGTAATAAGAGTGGATGGTGAATATTTTACTGGTACAGGCAATAAAGCCAATGCTGTTAAGATGTACGAAGAAATAATAGCTGACCCAACTGTTATAAATACTAAGAGAATTATTTTGAAATCTGAAGAAATTACGTTACCTTTGGAGGAAACAAATCAGTAAAAAACATGTCAAGTAAATTAATTGGAATTGTTGGTCAAACAGGGACTGGCAAATCAACATCAATCAAACATTTGAATCCCAAAGAAACGTACATCATCAATGTTGCTAAGAAAGAATTACCTTTCAAAGGAGCAGAGAAGTTGTACAACACAGAAAGT